TCGGCGGTATTTTTATACCGTCCCGCTCATAGCGCTCCTTTCTCGGCTCCGAGATTGCCCGTGTGTAACACTTACAACCGTACCCGTTTGGCGGTAAATGATTATCCCAGAACGGATCATCTTTCGGTAAAATAAGACCGTCCCATGCAAGATGTTGTTCACGGTGCTTTTGGGCATTACCGACACGGTACATAAGATAAGGATGCAAATCGCTTGCCATCGTGCGATCATATTGAGCCTTCTGAAAAGCGCTGCGTAAATTGACGTTATAGATGGTTTTAAGTCGCCGGTCGCTTCCGAGCTGTGCATCAATTTCTGCTCCGGTAAGCGGATCGGTCATCTTCTTTTTGCCCCACCAGCCCTTCTGTTGCAGCGTCGGCTTTAAATTCTTTTTAAAGTGTTCAAAGCTGTGCCCTTCTTCAAGTGCTTTTTCCACCACCTTTTTAATATCGCTTAATACATCAAGCTGCATCGCCTTTGCAACGGTAAAAGCGGTAGCGTGTTCTTCGTTCCAGACATCCTTATACGAAAAACCGACTTTTAAATTTTTATCTTTGATGTAGTTGAGCGCATCTTCTGGGATAAGAGACTCAGGCATTGACCGCTCCCTGTTGTTCGCAGAATAAGTCTTGCTGCTTTTCTTTCAATGCCGTTTCAATCCGCTGTTTGGCAATAGCAAAATAATTATCGTCCAGCTCTATACCGATAAACCGACGATCGGTATTGATGCAAGCAACACCGGTTGAAGCGCTTCCCATAAACGGATCAAGGACACTATCATTTTCTTGCGTAACCAATGCCATAAGCCGCTCAAGTAGCCGTACCGGTTTTTGTGTTGGATGCTGCATAGTATAATGTTCCCGCCCTTGCTGCATGATCGATTTTTCTACACAACCTTCTGTAACCGCTTGCATTACTAATAAATCACGGTCTGCATTCTTCATTCGTTTCGACGCTGCGATGGTGTGTTTTGCTGTATACCTTTCATTGTAAAAATTAATTATTGATTTTTCATTAAATCCCTCATTGATTGATTGCATGCTGTTACAGGCTCTATCTCCGCTCAACACCTTTTTTCTTACAGAGACGATATTTTTAGACATTGTAGGAAGTTGCTGTCTATCATTTCTTTCTGCTGTCTCCAAATATGCCCGTACAGCTGCAAGACTTTTATTATTACTAAGGACACTCATCAGCCGCTTAATATCTTGTTTTATTGCGCCTATATCGTGTCCTTTCATCTCTAAATACGGAACACGAACCTTGTTGATTTTTCCCTTACCTTTACAATGAATACTGACCGTTTCATGAACACGAGAAAGCGGTAATACAGGGCTGGTTGTTTGTACTTTATTCCAAATAACCTCTTCTTTGAAAACGAAGCCTAAATCGGCAAGCATGGTGTTCCAACGGTAAAAAGCAGTACCCCGCCCAAACAGCACGATAAAACCGGCGGGCTTTAACACCCTCTTTGTTTCGTTGAAAAAGACCGTTTCGTTAAAAGGAATATCGAGTTTTTGATTTTTCAGATAACCATACGGCGGATCGGTAATAATCGCGTCGATACTGCTATCAGGGATTTTAGGTAGCAGCTCTATACAATCACCTTGTAATAGATTGATATTTTCAGTGAGTTCCATACTATTCATCTTCCTGATCAAAATTGGCATCACCTTCGGCACGGGATTTAAAAAATGCGATTGCCATTGTGCGGGCTATTTTTGCGGGATCCCAGCCAGTTACCAGCTTTTCAAGTTCCGCTTCAAAGCTCGTAAAATCGGTCGCTTTATCCGCCGCTTGTTCCAGTACTGCTGCAATATCGTCGGTAATAGCGATAAAGTCTTGCTCGTTTTCTTCCGGCAGTTTATCATCATCGCTTGCGTAGGAAGAAACATCACTTGCATTGAGCGCAATGGAGCCGGAGAGCGCCCCGTGCGTATTCAGTTCCGTTTGATACGGATTCAGCGCAGTGAGTATCTCATCGTCTTTTTCCGGAGCGGAAAGCCCTAACAGTGCGTGTATTTCCTGCGCCCTTACTTTTAACCCCAGCGGTACGAGCTTCGTAACGGAATCGACAATGAGCTGTACGTTTTTCGGTTCGACGTATTTGATACGGAGTTTCGGATAGCGTTCCTGTTCGCCGAAATTAAAATTGACATACGGGATAACAAGGTCGCGGTTTAAGGTTTGCTCAAGCTGGCGCACATCCGCTTTTAAGATATCCTGTCTAACAGTCTGCTGGTCTTGGCTGTCTCCGAGCTTGCCCGGAGTGCCTTCGGCGCTTGCCGTCTGTCCGAGCACCAGCTTTGAAAGCTGCTTATCAACCCACTCGGCAATATCTTGATACACCGTTGCATTGCTCGCCGTTGTTTTGCTTTCGACAATATCGATAAGCATTGAATCGGGGATCACCGCGCCGACATCTGCGCCGATTGCGGCAACGGCACGCTTTAAGGTTGCAATATCTTCTTTTGTTGCCTTGCGTCCGTATTTACCGATTCTTACCGGATAGCCGAATCGATCGGCAAATGCAGCCCAACTACTTACGTCATACGTTTTAATCAGCCAATAAAAGAGCGCGGTAAAACTCAAACCGGAGGTAATCTGCTTACCGCTTAGCAGGTTCGGCTCATGCACGATAAACTTGTACGGCTCAAGCGGGTGCAACTCCATACCGTAAGGATCACGAAGCGATAACACGCCCGTTTCTTTATCGTACGCGAACCAGCGGGGATCACGGAAGTAAAAGGTTTGCGGTTTCCACCGCGAGCCGGAAGACTCCCAGATAATTTCATTGACGCTAAAGCCTTTGCCTAAAGCGTCAAGCGTATTTTTAATTAAATCCATACAATCGGCGTGCTGCGCAACATCTTCACTGACGGCATCGGCGATTGCAAGGCTTTCTTTATCATCGCTTCCTGTTTGCACATACAGCTCCAGTCCTTCAACGGCGTGTTTACGGGTTGAAAGCACTGAACGGTAATGTGCATCGCGCTCTTCCAATTCTCCGGCAATCTCCAAATACTCCGCCGGAACGTCCCCTCGGCGCACCGTATCTAAAAGGGATGCCAGCTTCTCCGGGGTAAGCCCTGCAACTAAACCGCCTGACCATAAGTCGCGGTTAGAGTTGGCAACCGGCGTTGCCCGCTGTTCGGTTAAACCGTGCGTGTCTTTGCGTTCTTCATTGCTTCCGGCTTTGCCGGTTAATCGTCCCAGCCATCCCATGGATCAACTCCTTTTAGTCCAAATGTCGTTCTTGTTTTAACCGGCTCATACGCGTAGGGCTGATACCCTGCTTCATAGCTTTGCAGCGCTGCATAGTGAGCCATTACTTTTGCGATACACGCATCGCCGTGCCGTCTTGTTCTACTTGCGCCGGTGCGATCTGTAACAAGCGGCACTCCCTGTACGACTTTTACCACTGTAAAATCATCACGGATAAAAAGATCATCTGGCACGCTTGCCGTTTTTTCTTCAAACGCGCTTTTTAATTGGGGAAAATACTCGGCATACCATTTGCGAGAAAGCATCACTTGATACACATACCCCGGCCATTCCTGCGCGGCAAGTTCGGCAATCATTTGTCCGTTTCCCCGTGAGTCAAAGGCAGCGCCTTCCAAATTACTCACGGTATTTCCGACCAGCTGTATCAGCTGCCATTGTTGGGCAAACGGAATATTGCGCAGTTCAATGACGCAGAGTGTTTGAGAAACGCCCTCTTTGAGTATTTCATCAAGCCAGATAACGGTTAAGTCTCCGGAGCGGGCGAAGTCTTCGCCGATAACAACAGGGTTGCACGTGCCTTGTAAAACCGGCTTTATCTCTTTAAACCATTTTTGAATGGTACGCTCCCGCTTCCATTCGCTTTCAAATGTGAAGGTATCGCTTTCGGTAAACCGAAATACCGGCGCATCTTTTTTGACGCTGTCAATGAGGGAGCGCGGGAAATACTGCGTCCCGTTTGCACGCGGCACACAATATAATTCTTCATCCGCGCCATCGCCGTAATCTTTAATGAGCGAAGCAAGCCACGCCGCTTCTTTTTCCGCACTCCATACCTCTCCTTTAACTTCACAAATGCGTTTGTATAAGCCATCACTCAAGGCATCATCAATCGTGGTGCGGTGCAGGGAGTACTCTTTTTTCCCATCGTGAATCTCTTTAACTAAATCATTAAACGGATTATCTTCTCCGTCATGGGTGCTTAAAATAGCAACCGAGCCGCCCCACATCAAAAGCGCTAACGCTGCTTTTAACAGTTCTGATAAATCATCGCAGAATGCCGCCTCATCGATGACGACATGTCCCTGTTTTGAGCGAAGTGAGCGCGGTACGGACGGCAGTCCCCAAATCTCAAACCCTGAATCAAAGCGGATTTTGTAAACGGTAATGTCTTTATCTTCATCTTTGATCACCGTCTCTTCCATATCGGAACAGGCGATGTTCAAAAGCTTTGCCCAAAATGCGGCATCATTGACAAACTGCTGCGTCATCTCTTTTGCATACGAAAGATAGTAGCAGTTCATCCCGCCGTCAGTGCGTGAAAGCGCTGCCAGTAATACCGCATAGAGCGCTTCTACATACGAGGCTCCGATACGGCGGCTTTTTTCCCAGACCTTTACCTTTGCCGTGTCTTTGAGCCAGCGGCTTTGGTAGTCAAGCAAGATGTTTTTGCTTAATGCTTCCAAGATGGTCATGTTTGTATCCTAAACACTTCGGCAAGAATGGTTTCCATTGCCTCTTTACTCACGCCTTTTTTCTTTCCAACCGCTTCAACCTTTGCTGCCGTCTCTTTGAGGATGAGCTCTTTGATGGCATCTTCCTGCTCGGCATTGAGCTTTTCAGCGTGTTCCAATTCCTTCAAGCCGCGGGAGACTTTAAAAATCACTTCGGTCATCAGCTTCGGATCAACTACTGCCTCTTCTTTTAATTCTTCCAATTCACAGATAAGGTCAAAAGCAACAAGCCGTATCTGCTCATTTACGACCTTTCCCAGTTTATTGCGCGTATCGCTGCCGTACTTTTCCAAATAGGCTTCCGCAACCTCGCGAGCTTGCCGGTTTTTTTCGGCAAATTTTTTCATACGCTGTGCATAGCGATTTAATGAGCTTTTTGAGATCAGCGGCTCTCCTGCTTCCGCATTGATGGCGTCTACTATTTCAAGCTGCGTTACATCCGGTCGGTTCAGCAGCTCGATCAGGCGCTTGCGTAACGGTTCAGGCAGCTTATCAACGGCGCTTTTCTGTCCCATCTTTTTACCCTCTTATAAAGCGCTTAATCCATGAAAGGCGGCTCAATGCCCTCTACTCGGCAATAGCCAAGTGCGACATCCAGCCCTGCGCGGGTAAGGTGCGCTAATACAAGACCTTTATCAGAAAGCCGCTCTGCCATAACAAAGCCGCGCACTTCAAGCCAGTTGATAAGCGTATTCACATCAGCGAGACTGACCGTGTGTCCGTATGTTTTTAAAAGCCGCTGGAGCATTTCGTTTGAAAGCGTCCTGCTTGCGTCTTTTTCAAGCCCCTGCAAAATGATACTGCGTTGGTTCGGTAAAAATATATTTTCCATCTTCCTTAAATCTCCTTTCTGCGCATTGTTTGAGTCGGCTATCTCCGCGGTGTGTTATTGATGAACCAGCCTTGAATCTGCTTTAAAATATTATTCATGCCTTTCATCTCTCCTTCGATATTACTTAACCGCTGGCCAAGACCATCGCTTACGGTCTTTTGAAGCTCTGCCACGACGTCCTCAAGTTTTTCGATGCGCTCTTCCTGCTTTTTAATCTTTGCATCGGCGGAGTTTTGTACGCCGGCTATTTTTGCTTCAACCTTCTTTTTATGATTTGCCCAAAGCCCGCCGAAAAATCCGGTCGTAGCTATGAAGCTGCCGATACAGGCAAGGATAAATTTGACTATTTCCATTTGTGCACCATGTAAGGCTATCGTAATTGCAGCGCAATTCCGATGCCGACTCCTCCTGCCAATCCGATACTTACCCCGCCTAAACTCCATAGCCACTTTTTGCGCCGTTCCGCTTTTAAAAGCGTTTCAAAGCCTTCCGCTTGTGTTTTCCAATACGCAACGTCGGGCTTATATTCAAGCACTCCTTGTTTATAACCGGCGTTATACGCTTCCGTGATACTCTTTTCCGCTTCTTCTACGACAATATCAAGGAGTTCCTGAACTTCCTGCCCCGTGTAGTTTCTCGTTAAGTCGATGCTGAACTTCGAGCCGGAAGCGGTTGGTGATGGATTGCTTTTCTCGGCGTAAAGTGTCAGCACAAGCGGAAGCAGCAGCAAGATCGCTCGCAGGCGTTTGTTCAATTTCTTGTCTCGTGTGTTCTTTTGCAGCATGAGAT